AGGCGCAAAAACTTATTCTTGATCTTCTCAAAGAAAGAGCAGAAACCGGAAGAATCTATATTATGAATATAGATCACTGTAATACTCATAGTTCCTTTATTGATAAGGTGAATATGAGTAATCTTTGTATGGAAATCACACTTCCAACAACCCCGATTGGGCACATTGATGGCGATGGTGAAATTGCTTTATGTATTCTTTCTGCGATTAATGTAGGAAAAGTCAAAGACGATGAAGAATTTGAAGAAATGTGTGAACTTTCTGTCCGTGCTTTGGAGGAACTGATAGACTATCAGGAGTATCCCGTGGCTGCCGCAGAACGTTCTACAAAGGCACGTAGATCTCTTGGTGTAGGTTATATTGGTCTGGCACACTATCTTGCCAAACTAGGGTTCAAATATGACTCTCAAGAAGCTTGGGATGCAGTTCACGGACTTTCAGAGTCATTTCAATATTTTCTTCTCAAGGCATCAAATAAGATTGCTCAAGAAAAAGGTGCCTGTGAATATTATAATCGTACTACGTATTCTCAGGGTCTACTCCCGATTGATACTTATAAGAAAGATGTGGATGAGATTTCTAATGTTACACTTCAACACGATTGGGATAAACTTCGTGATTTGATTGGACAATATGGTCTTAGGCACTCTACTCTATCTTCACAAATGCCAAGTGAATCAAGTTCAGTTGTATCTAATGCAACAAATGGAATTGAACCTCCTCGTGGATATTTGTCGATTAAAAACTCTAAAAAGGGACCACTCAAACAAATTGTTCCACAATATGCAACACTCAAAAATAATTATACATTGCTTTGGGATATGAAATCCAATACTGGGTATATTAATCTTGTTGCCGTGATGCAAAAGTTCTTTGATCAGGCAATTTCTGGGAATTGGTCTTATAACCCAGAGAATTATCCTGACAATGAAGTTCCAGTTTCGGTAATGGCAAATGATTTTCTCACCACATATAAATTGGGTTGGAAAACAAGTTATTATCAAAATACTTATGATGGAAAAACAGATGAAGTAGTGGAAGAATCAAAACAAAACTTAGAATCTTTTCTTGATAATATTATCAATTCTGATGAAAATTCTTGTGAAAGTTGCACCATCTAATTTTGTTAAATATAAATGTATGAGTTAATTTGTTTAAAAATATTATGAAATTTAATTTCAAAAAAACCTCAGAGGAAAAAAATATGGTCTCTTCAATGACCGTTTTTAACTCTCAAGAAGTCGATACTAAAAGGCAACCAATGTTTTTTGGTCAACCATTAGGAATTCAACGTTATGATACTTATAAGTATCAAGTTTTTGAAAAATTGACTCAGCAACAGTTAAGTTATTTTTGGAGACCAGAAGAGATTTCCTTACAAAAAGATCGTGGAGATTATCAGACTTTACGCCCAGAACAAAAACACATTTTTAGTAGCAATCTGAAATATCAGATTATGCTGGATTCTGTTCAGGGAAGAGGTCCTGGTATGGCATTTGCTCCGTATTGTTCCCTACCAGAATTGGAGGGTTGTATGAAGGTCTGGGAGTTTATGGAAATGATTCATTCTAGGTCATATACATATATTATCAAGAACATTTATTCAAATCCTTCTGAAGTTTTTGACACTATTCTTTCTGATGATCGTATTTTAGAACGCGCTCATAGTGTAACTGAAGCATATAATGACTTTATTAATAGTGCCCAAAATTATGGAAACTCTGATCTTTGGAAACACGCCCAAGAACAAGTCCCTCATGCACAGGAAGAAAGATATGAACTCAAACGTAAATTGTTCAGAGCAGTTGCAAACGTTAATATTCTTGAAGGTATTCGCTTTTATGTCAGTTTCGCTTGCAGTTTTGCATTTGGCGAACTCAAACTTATGGAAGGAAGTGCAAAAATCATCGGACTGATTGCCCGTGATGAAAGTCAGCATTTAGTCATTACCCAGAACATTTTAAACAAGTGGAAGGAAGGTGATGATCCTGATATGAAGAAGATCTCTCAAGAAGAGGAACAGTGGGTTTATAGAACCTTTGAGAGTGCCGTCAATCAAGAAAAGCAGTGGGCAGAATACCTATTTAAAGACGGTTCTATGATTGGTTTGAATGATAAATTATTGCACCAGTATGTAGAATGGGTTGCTAATCGTAGATTAAAAGGAATTGGTCTTAGACCTCTTTATGATATTCCTGCCAAAAATAATCCATTACCTTGGACTGAGCACTGGTTGAACTCTAAAGGTCTTCAAGTGGCACCACAGCAAACTCAAATTTCTAGTTATTTGGTAGGTGGTATTAAACAGGATATGAAAAACAATAGTTTCTCGGGGTTTAAACTTTAATTGATTTTTGAGACTGAAGTTGTATATTATATAAATAATAGTGAACAACTTCAGTCTCAAAATGAATAACTACATTCTTTACTATTACCTGAGAGAGGACTTTAGTTCTCCATTTTATGTTGGATATGGAAGACCAAGAAGAATTAATTCTAGACACTCTAGAAGAAATGGTGCTGAAATTTTACCACCAAGAGAAAGAAGGTGGATTGTACAATCTGGATTATCTAAAGAAAAAGCAGTAGAGTTGGAAATAAAACACATAGCACTTTGGAAAAGAGAGTGTGATGGTGGAGTTTTATTAAACCAAAATCTTGGGGGTGAAGGAAAAACTGGTGGACAAAAAACAAAAGGATTTGGTGGTAGAACCCATACAGAAGAAGCAAAAAGAAAAATAAGCGAAAAAGTTGCTGGTAAAAATAATCCAAGTTATGGTGTTCCTTGTAGCGAAGAGAGAAAAAGAAAAATAAGCGAAAAAGCAAAAGAAAGATTTGCAGCAGGTTTTAAAGCACCATCATCAAAAACTTGGAAAATTATTTCTCCAGAAAATAAAGAATATATCATTGTTGGAGGATTAGAAAAATTCTGTAAATTTCAAAATATTTCATATGCAACTATGTCTGCCGCAATCAAATATAATAGAAAAGGACCAAGAAAAAATGGATGGAGTATCGAAGAGAAAATTTAGAGTTTCTATACCAGAAGATGAATGTGTAATAAAACTTCAAGAGTATTGCGAATTCTCTTCTACTTTATTAAAAATTCCTGTAGTATCTAAACCTCTATGTGCCGATGCAAACTGCCACAATAATGTAAATCATTATGTAAATACTTATGGTGGAGAAAAAATAAGTGGATATTATTTAATTACAGATGCTGATGATGAAACTTATGGATGTGCGATATATCATAGTATTTGGAAAAATACTTATGGAGACTTGATAGACATAACGCCATTTGAGGATGGAAGAGAATATAATATATTCTCTGTTTTGAATACTGTAGAATATTACTCTGGTATTTTGTATGATGGATACGAATATATAATACTAAAGCCTGGGAGTAACATTATAAAATGAGATCAAAACTACTTATCGATGATGGAAATTATGATGAGTGGTGTGAAGAAGATATTTTAAAGTGCTACAGAGATGCTGCCGAATATGATGATTTTATCTTTGGTTGTTATGATTGGTTGAGTGATGTAGTTGTAAATCGTGATTTTATATAAATAAAACTATAAAGAACTTATAAAAAAATGTCTAGACTTACTGGAAAGGAAGCTTTTGGTTTGATGGAAGCATATCAGGCAGTATATGCTCCTCAAGAACTCACCGAAGAACAGGTATGGGAAGGAGTCGAGAACTGGGTTCATTCACTTTTAGAAGAAGGATATGATTTGAGTGATTATACCTGGGAAGAGATGTATGAGTCTTATTTGAGTGAAGGACCTTATGATGCTGCTAATGTAAAATCTGCACAACAAGCTGCACAAGATGGACAGGTTAAAAGCGATGCTGCTGCTGCCGCACTAAAAGCACAAAGAAGATCCAAAGATGTTGCTGATTATAGAAAAGCTATGCTGCCACCACCAGTAAAAACTTTTCAAAATACTGCGGGATATGGTAGATATCAAGACCCCAAAACTCAGAACCAAAACCAGTCCAAATATAAATCTACATCTGACGGTAAGATGTATGCAAATTATAACGATGCTCTCGCAGCAAATAGGTCTCGTAATAGAAAAACCGATACTCCTACTCCAGCAAGACCTGCCGCTCCTGCGAATTCTTCCAGTCCTACCACAACTGCTCCTTCTTCTAGTCCTGCCGCAACTGCTCCTTCTCCCAAACCAGATGTCGCCAAAACTGTAACCCCAGAAAAGAAAATGGGCGGAGATCCTATGGACCAGTGGGCAAGAGCAAATCCAACACTTGCCGCTAAGGTAAAACCAGGGCAATCTGGATATAATACTATTAGAACAAGACTAGATGCTGATAATGATAGACAGGAAAATTATGATGCCTATGATTTGGTTCTTTCACACCTGATTAATGAAGGTTATGCTGATACACAAGAAGCGGCACTTGCTATTATGGGAAATATGAGTCAAGAGTGGTCACAGAGTATTATTGAAGCATATCAAGAGTTTCCTATGAATAAAGTGGTAAAAAAAGCAGGAGGACTTATGGGATCTTCTGCAGGAAAAAATGATCCCGCAAGCAAAAAAAGAACTAAAAGAGGAATAAAGATGATGGATGTTGCATCAACTCACACTCCAGATAGATGATTTTCAAATGATATCATTCAACGAATTTATGCTTCTTGCCGAAAGAAAATATGATCCTGATGAAAAACTCCCATCAGGTAGAACTCCAAATGAAAAAATGAGTATGGCACAGGATCGACTTGGTGCCATCTATATGACTGAGCCATCCCCATCACGATTTGCTGATAGAAGACTAGACACTACAAAATCATCCTCCCTTGGTAGAGGAAGAAAAAATAAGGCAATTCAAGCCGCAATAAAATCTGGACAAGATCCCCGAAATGCAACTAAAAAATCTATACTAGATGGTGAAGAGTATCAAACTGATTTAAGAAAACATGGACGTCCTGGAGGCCCTGAGGCATCAAGAACTGTTAGAGATAATGAAATATCGGCACACACTCAGGGAGGATTAAGAGCACATCAAACGAGAGCAGGTGGATATAGAACAAAGAAAAAAAAGAATAATGAAGAAGAGAATAAATAAGACCACTTTCCAAAACTAAAATACACAGAGGGTTCTAAAGACCCTCTTTTTTTATAAATAACTAAAAAGTAAAAAAATGTCTGCAATTACAACTATTCAAACTCGTGGTATGCTAGAAGCATATCAAGCAGTCCATTCTCCCGAATTGAGAGCACAACTTGACGAAGAAAATAAATTAGTAGAACAAATTGGTATTGATATGATTGAGAATGCGGCATATGTGCTGTTCTCTCAGGGATACGATGTAGATGATGTAATCTCATATTTTACAGAAGCAACGACTAATACAATTATTAAAGATTACCTTAATTTTTCAGAAGGCAATCTTATTATTGAAAGTGTTGCCGTTTCTGGTGCTTATATCGAAGAGCAGTTTGAACTTTTATATGAAAAAACAGGTATTATTAAATCTTTTATTGGTAGCGGAATTAATGCTGTTAAGAATTTTGCTTCTGGGGCACAAAAATCGGCAGAAGTTGTTAAGAGAGCACAAAACATAAAAAATATAAGAGCAGATAGACTAGCACAATGGAAGCAAGGTTCTCTTGCTACTCCAATTACACCAGCAGCATCTAAAACCCCAAACATTCTTCAAAAAGCAAGTGATTTTGCTAAAACTCAATTAGGGAAGCTTCCTGGCGCTCAAACAGCACAAAAGTTTGCAAAAAGTGGAGCAGGAAAACTACTAGGTAAAGTTGGTAGCAGAGTTCTTCCAGGTCTTGGTGTTGCTGCTTATGGTATGGACGCAGTTGATAGAGCGAAAAAGGGAGATTACGGCGGAGCCGCTTTAAGTGGAATTGGTGCTGGTCTTTCGGCAATTCCTGGTGTCGGTCTTGTTGCTGGTTTAGCACCTACGGCAATTCAAATGGCAACTGATGCTGCCGGTCTTACTGGTGATAAGAGTAAGAAGGGGTCGGCAAAAACATTACCACCAGCACCATTAAAACCACCTTCTCTTAAAAATAATCAAAATTATGCAAAATCAAAAGGCAAGTATTTTTCTTCATCTGATGGAAAAACTTATGGCAATTTTAATGATGCCCAAGCAGCAAAAAATTCTAGAACAGGTGTAAAACCAACTCCTAAACCGGTTGCTCCTGGAAATACATCTACACCCGGAAATACATCAACTCAAGGAAATACAGCAACTCCAGGAAATAGTCAGAAAGAACCAGCAGCAAAACAACCATCACCAAAATCCCCTACTATTGGAAAAACTCCTGGTGGAACTGAATATGAAAGAAGAACACCTAAATTACCAGAACTTGCTGCCGCACAAGAAAAAAGAGCAGCAGGTGGATCTGAAGAAGAGGCAATTACGGCAGGTGTAGATGCAGGAAAAGCATCCAATCCAGTTAAAATGGATATTCCTGGATTTGCTTTAGGTGGAAAATTTGATGTTGATAAAACAGGCATAAAACCACCCACAGAATTCACAAAAACCACACCAGAAAAGAAAAAAACCTCCACAGAAACCACAAGTGAAGGTTATGATGCTTATGATCTGGTGCTTGAGTATCTGCTCTCACAGGGGCACACAGATACCATAGAAGAAGCACATTATGTAATGATGGAGATGGATGAAGAAACCATTGGAAGCATTATTGGACAGTATATTATCGAGTAACAGATTTCTTAACTAATACGGTTCCTTCCACAACTCTTGTTGTGGTTCCGGTTGGACTGTTGAGTAATATATCATAAAAATACTTTCCTGGTTTGATTGTGGCACTTACGGTTGCCGCAATTGAAACAATAACTCTACCTGTAGTTCTATTATTTTCAAATCCAACAACAAAATCTACAGTTTTAGATGAGGACTCATATCTTTTCAGTTGAGCACATCCAGAATATCCTGTCAAGTTCAAAGGTAAATCTGTTAAATCATCCTCAAGTACAAAAGTTTGCTCGAAATCTGTCCCAGTATAAATGACTAAATTTGCAGTATATGTAATTGCCATTGTTTTTAGAAATATTTATTAGAAGCACCCTGTGGAGATACCGACTCTCACCAAAACTGTACCTTCGAACGCAACAGATTTTTTAAAATTTTGGTCTGTAAGCATCAGATCATAAACATATCTTCCTGGTTTTAGAGTTGAAGAAATGGTGCTTGCCATTGATATTTTAATTTTTCCATTAGATCTATCTGTAAATGAAACTCCAAATCCAATATGAGAAGAACTCTCTGGATTTTTTCTCATATGACATGTCCCTATAAATCCTGTTAAATTTATTGGATCTCCTGTGGATTGTGATAGTTCAAAATTCTCACTAAAATCCGCACTAGTATTGATAACAAGATTTCTTACATATACTGACATTTAAGGAATAAGACTTTATGAAGTTATTTATCAAGACCCCTTGACAAGACTTCAAAATCTCTATAGAATAGGTTTGTTGCTTTTGAAGATAAGTTATATCAATAATACTCAGAGCTCTTAAGGACCAACCCGTAAATTCTTTCAGACTCACTCATATAAAAGGTTCCACCAATATTTGTATTGTAATAATCATTACTGAATAAAACATTACGATGAAACTGTTCATAGGTTTCATAATAACTCATAGATTTCTTATGAGGACAAAGATATAATATTTCTCTTAAGAACTTATCTGGGCCTAATAACTTAACATCTTCTTTAAGTTCGTCACAAGACCCAAAATAATTTCTCCAATCACTTTCTTGAGTTTTTCTTCTACCAGTCTTTCTGTCCTTTTGTCTTGTCCAGAAATGTTTTTTACCGATATATTTTTTATTGTTTGTTAAATTTGTGATGATATACACAAATCCTTCCATCTTATTTGGAACTTGAATAAAATCCTCTCCGTTATATTTCCAGGACATTTTTAAATTCTATATAAAATATATAGATCCACAACCAAATTTTAAAACCTGCTATAATGGAAGAGAACAAAATTCACTCTATGACGACTCTAGAACAAACCTTAAGAACCTCTCACGACTGGGCAGTAAATCGTATAAATATTTTGAATAAAAATTTGAATAATGCAGATGCAGAGGCAATTCGTTCAGAGTTTAATGAATGGATGGACCCAAATATTGAAGATCATGATGTTTTTTCACTAGAATACATAGGAGACGAAGATGAAAATTGATTTACATAACTTCTTTAAGTATTACGATGAGAAGAATCCAAAACACGTTGCTGCTATTGAGCAACTCGAAAAGGATCTAAACGATTCAGTATTACTAAATGATGATTCAAACTGGGTTCGTATTTATAGAACCAAAATTGAAAAACCTAAATCTGATATTCGTTTAGAAGTTCCTTATTATCCACAGACAGATAACTATACAAATGCAGAACGCACTTGTAATTCCTCTGCTTGTGCGATGTGTCTTGAGTATTTCAAACCCGGAACTCTTAAAGGAGCACAAGGAGATGATGCCTATATTCAAAAAGTATTTGCCATCGGCGATACAACTGATCATTCTGTGCAGACACAAGTTCTCGCAAATTATGGAATTCAGTCAAATTTTAGTTATAATCTTTCTTTTGTTGATCTTGATAAAAGTCTTAGTGCTGGCAAACCTGTTGTTATTGGCATCCTACATCGTGGTTCTTTGTCTTATCCTACGGGCGGCCACATGGTTGTAGTGATTGGTAAGACTCCCTCAGGTGACTATGTTGTAAACGATCCTTATGGGTCACTCAATGATGGTTACACAGGTGATGTTTATAATGGCAAAGGTGCTATCTATAAGAGATCCGATTTATCTTCTCGCTGGTGTCCTGCTGGAAATGACGGATGGGGAAGAATCTTTGATGTAAAAAAAGTAGAAAACTCTACTCCTTCTGGAAGCAAGTATGATGTACCTGCAAAAGGAGTAGAGTTAGTCAAAGAGTTTGAAGGTTGCCATTTAGAGGCATATCCAGATCCTCTATCAGGCAATCTTCCAATTAATATTGGTTGGGGAAGCACCAGAGATTTGAATGGAAAACCATTTAAACTTGGTCAAAAGATAACACAAAAAGTTGCTGATGATCTTTTGATAAATCAAATTAAAAATGAGTTTATTCCTACACTTTCAAAAATACCTTATTGGAGTGAGATGTCTGATGGAAAACGTGCTGCACTTCTTAGTTTTTCTTATAACCTAGGTTCCAATTTTTACAACTCAGAAGGATTTGATACAATCACAAGAGTTCTTAAAAATAAAGAGTGGTCTAAGGTTCCTGATGCTCTTTATCTTTATCGTAATCCTGGTTCAAATGTAGAGGCAGGTCTGGCACGAAGAAGAAAGGCAGAAGGAAAACTCTGGAATTCCTAGATTTCTTTCTTTTCTTCTTTGTGTATCCAAGTTTTTAATCTATTAACATACTTCCGGAGATATTCTGCTTGTTCTTCATGCCAGATATCTCCGGTTTTTAAGTATAGATTTGTATGATTATCAACTGCTTTTAGTATCTTATGTATGGGTCCATTCCAGTCCTCTCTCTGAGGGGTGTTGAAATCCCTTGACATAGGTGGGAAGCATTTTAAGTATTTAGAAAAACTCAAAGATGGGTATTTATGTTAATTCATTTTGAGTATGTATATGCTATGATAAATAATATTATAAAATTAAAAAATATTTAATATCATAAGTGACACTTAAAAAACCATCAGATATTTTTGGTAAAAAACCTGAAGATTTAAACATTAAAATTGTTGAGAAGAATAATTCTCTTCATGATGAATTGGTAAAGGTAGAAAATCTTTCAGACCAAATAATACAATTACAACAAGAACTTTCTCAAAAGGTTATTCAATCTGATCTTGAAGAATTATTTTCTTCCCAAATCAACAATATTCAAGAGAACTTTGAAAATCTTCAAAATGATTTTAAAAAATCGAATAAAAGAGATATTAAAAATTTTAATGAATTAAAGGATATTGTAAGTAATACTATTAACGATGTTAAAGAAGAAGTTTATAATATTGTAGGATTACTTTCTAATAATTTAGAAGAATATTCAAAAGAACTTTCAAACATCAGAGCAGATGTTATAATTAACGAACATCATATTAATAGCGTTAATAAGTATTTTAAAGATGGAGTTTTTAGTGAAACTGAAAAATTAACATCCAATAATCTTAAAAACAACATTGTAAGACTGGAAAAAAAGATTGATTTTATTAGAGAGACATATTCTAAGATAGAACCTGAAGTTATTATAAGGGAGGCTATTAATCAAGGTCTTCTTAATGAACCACCAGATACAAATAACTCAGATCCTCTTACACCATTAGATAAAAATTTTGTAACTTTAGAACAACTTCAGCAACATTATCGATTATTCCTTAATCGTATTCAACAACAAATGTCCACAATAGGTGGTGGTGGAGAAACTAGATTAAAGTATCTTGATGATATTGTTGGTATTTCTACTAATTCTAGTTCTTATGATCAAAAATTTCTTAAATATGACCATTCTATTCAAAAATTTATATTTTCAGAGGTTTCTTCTAGTACATCTGGCATAGCAACTTATGCTTCTAATGCCGGAATAGCAACTTATGCGACATCAGCAGGTATAGCAACTTATGCTTCTAATGCCGGTATAGCAACCTTTGCAACATCAGCAGGTATAGCAACTTATGCTTCTAATGCCGGAATAGCAACTTATGCGACATCAGCAGGTATAGCAACTTATGCTTCTAATGCCGGTATAGCAACCTTTGCAACATCAGCAGGTATAGCAACTTATGCTTCTAATGCCGGAATAGCAACTTATGCGACATCAGCAGGTATAGCAACTTATGCGACATCAGCAGGTATAGCAACTTATGCTTCTAATGCCGGTATAGCAACTTATGCGACATCAGCAGGTATAGCAACTTATGCTTCTAATGCCGGTATAGCAACTTATGCTTCTAATGCCGGAATAGCAACTTATGCTACATCAGCAGGTATAGCAACTTATGCTTCTAATGCCGGTATAGCAACTTATGCTTCTAATGCCGGAATAGCAACTTATGCTACATCAGCAGGTATAGCAACTTATGCTTCTAATGCCGGAATAGCAACAAACGCTCAAGGACTTACTGGAACCCCAAATCTTAATGTTGGTATTATAACTGCCACTTCATTTGTTGGTTCGGGAACAAATCTAACTGGTATTGTCACTTCTATTGTTGCTGGAACTAATGTTACTATTTCTGGTTCAACAGGGCAAGTCACTATTAATGCTTCTGGTGGTTCCTCTTCTCAGTTTGTAACCACAGCAGCAGGAATTCATACTTTATCTAATGTTGGAATAGGAACCACAAACCCAACCAGTGCTCTTACAGTATCTGGTGATGTTAAAGTTACTGGGATTATCACGGCATCAAGTTTTAGTGGTAATGCAACTAGTGCAACCTATGCAACATCAGCAGGTATAGCAACCTATTCTTCTAATGCAGGTATAGCAACCTATTCTTCTAATGCTGGTATAGCAACTTATGCTTCTAATGCTGGTATAGCAACTTTTGCAACTTCAGCAGGCATAGCAACCTATGCTTCTAATGCTGGTATAGCAACCTATTCTTCTAATGCAGGTATAGCAACCTATTCTTCTAATGCTGGTATAGCAACTTTTGCAACTTCAGCAGGCATAGCAACCTATGCTTCTAATGCTGGTATAGCAACCTATTCTTCTAATGCTGGTATAGCAACTTTTGCAACTTCAGCAGGCATAGCAACAAACGCTCAAGGACTTACTGGAACCCCAAATCTTAATGTTGGTATTGTAACTGCTACTAGTTTTGTTGGTGATGGTAGTTTTCTTACAGGTATTGTTGGAAGTGGTTCTGGTATTGTTGTAAAAGACTCTGGATCAACTGTAGGAACAGCAGGAACTATTGACTTTGGTGATAACTTAACTGTATCCGCAATCTCTGCCGGTATTGTTACTGTAACAGGATCTGCTTCAGGTGGTTCTGGTATTGGATTATCAATTTCAGATACTCCTCCAGCAAATACTACATCATATCCTCTTTGGTATAGTAGTCTTATTGGTAGAGGTTTTGTTTATTATGATGATGGAAGTTCTTCACAGTGGGTAGATTTTTCTCCATCATCAATTGCAATATCAGCAGGTATAGCAACCTATGCCACTAATGCCGGAATAGCAACCTATGCCACTAATGCTGGTATAGCAACTTATGCAACATCAAGTGGAATAGCAACAAACGCTCAAGGACTTACTGGAACTCCTAATCTTAATGTTGGTATTATAACTGCAACTTCATTTGTTGGAAACGGATCTGGTTTAACTAATCTTGTTGGCGTTAGTGCCGGTATTGTTATAAAAGACTCTGGATCAACTGTAGGAACAGCAGGAACTATTGACTTTGGTGATAACTTAACTGTATCTGCAATTTCTGCCGGTATTGTTACTGTAACTGGATCTGCTTCTGGTGGAGGTTCTTCTCAATTCGTAACCACCGCAGCAGGTATTCATACACTCTCTAATGTTGGTATAGGAACCACAAATCCAACAAGCAAACTTACAGTGTCTGGTGATGCATTAATTAATGGTCTCACTGTTGGTCGTGGTGGAAGTGCGGAAATAACTAACACTGCTATTGGTTCTAGTGCTCTTTCTTCAAACACCACTGGTAGTGATAACGTTGCTAATGGGTATAATGCCCTCAGATCCAACACCACTGCTGACGGCAACGTTGCTAATGGTGCTAATGCCCTCCTCCTCACCACCAATGGTAGTTATAACGTTGCTATTGGAAATGGATCCCTCTTCTCCAACACCACTGGTAATTTCAACACTGCTACTGGAAGAGATACCCTCAACTCCAACACCACTAGTAGCAACAACAATGCTACTGGTAATAGTGCTCTCTACTACAACACCGGCAATACCAATGTTGCTGTTGGGGCATATGCTGGACAATATATTACCACAGGTAGTAAAAATACCATATTAGGTTCTTATACTGGAAATCAAAATGGACTCGATATCAGAACCTCCAGTAATAATGTAGTTCTTTCTGATGGTGATGGTAATATTAGATTTTATGCAAACTCAAGTGGTAATGTAGGACTGGGAACCACAAACCCCAAAGGAACTTTACAGGTCGGAACCGGCATTACGATGTATGGTTCCACAGGAATTATAAGTGCCACTACTTTCTATGGAAATGTAGTTGGAAATATCTCTGGTTCAATCACAGATGCAACAAACCTCACAGGTGGTTATGCAAATGCATCACAATTAAATGTTTCTGGTGTCACAACAATATCTCAGGGTAGAATACAAGCAGATGGTTCGTCTAATTTAAGATTTGGTAATCTTGCAGCAGGTTCGGGAAGTGGTAGAAATATTGCGATTGGAGATCAGGTATTATATTCGTTAAGTAGTGGTCAAGGAAGAAATATTGGTATTGGTGAATTATCATATTATGATACTACAAGTGGGCAATACAATATTGGACTTGGTATTCAGGCAGGACAAAAGATTACTACTGGTAATTATAATGTTATTCTTGGTGGATATGATGGTCAGACTGGATTAGATATTCGCACCTCATCAAATAATGTGGTGATTGCCGACGGACAAGGAAATATAAGACAGTATATCAATTCTTCTGGTAATGTTGGCATCAAAACCACAGTTATTACAGAGGCACTCACAGTTGCCGGTATTGTTTCTGCTACAAGTTTTTATGGAACACTTAACGCAGGACATCTGACTGGATCTCTTCCTGCGATTGATGGTAGTGCCCTGATAGGAGTTGTTGGTAGTGGTAGTGGTATTATCATAGAAGAAGACGGAACACCCGTAGGAACCGCAGGAACCATCAATTTTGGAAGTAATATTAATGTTGCTTTTGCTTCTGGTATTGCTACTGTTTCTGGAAGTGGATTGGCAACTTATGCAAATGTTGCTGGAATAGCAACTTATGCAACAACTGCTGGAGTATCTACAACATCAGGAACCGCTAATTACGCAACAAATGCCGGAGTATCTACAACATCTGGAACTGCTGGTTATGCAACAACTGCCGGAATATCAAGTACAGTATCTGGAACAATCAATATCAATACAACAGGCATCATCACGGCATCATCATTCTCTGGGTCTGGATCAGGTCTTACAAATCTTCCAGCAGCACAACTCACAGGAACATTACCTGCGATTGATGGTTCTGCACTTCTGAATGTAACCGCAGCAGGAACTGGTATTGCAGTTCGTGATGATAATGCATCAGTTGGATCTGCAACTACTGTTAATTTTGGAACTGGACTTGATGTTACATTTAGTGCTGGTATTGCAACAATCACGGCATCCGGTGGTTCCCTACAATCAAGAACCACAGTATCTGGGGTCACTACATCAATCGCAAACCTTGGAATTGGTAATACAAATATAACTGGATTTAAATCTTATGCCCTGATGAAGGTTGGTCTTTCTACGACGGGATGGTTAAGACTATATACTGATAGCACATCAAGAGCAAATGATGTTTCTAGAAGTGTTGGAGAAGATCCAGCACCAGGAAGTGGTGTGATTGCCGAAGTTGTTACAACGGGCATTTCAACCACACAAATCATTTCTCCTTTTGTAATGGGCGGAAATTTGGATAATTCTCCAACAACTACAATATATGCGGCAATTACAAATCTTTCAGGAACAACACAGGCAATTACTGCTAACCTAACCATTCTTCAACTAGAGGCATAAAAAATGGCAATAAATTTCCCAAGTTCTCCTACTTTAAATCAAATTTCTCAAGTTGGATCAAATTATTATATTTGGGATGGTGCATCTTGGGTTGGATATTCTACATCATTTTCTCTTTCAGAAACAGTAACCTTTACAACATCAGCAGGTATAGCAACTTATGCCACTAATGCCGGTATAGCAACTTATGCCACTAATGCCGGTATAGCAACTTATTCGACATCAGCAGGTATAGCAACTTATTCGACATCAGCAGGTATAGCAACTTATGCCACTAATGCCGGAATAGCAACTTATTCGACATCAGCAGGTATAGCAACTTATTCGACATCAGCAGGTATAGCAACTTATTCGACATCAGCAGGTATAGCAACTTATTCGACATCAGCAGGTATAGCAACTTATTCGACATCAGCAGGTATAGCAACTTAT